ATTGTAGAGCCCAGACGAATTCCCAGGAGCAGTCCAAAAGGGTGCTGGTTGATCTCGGAACGCATTCCACGCACTTTTAATTCGCTCTACTACTGCCATATAGAATCACCTCCTATCATCGAGTTGGTGTTGGTCGAAGTCGGATGTCGTCGTATGTTACTGATCTGCGTTTTGACAACGCTTCCTTAGTGAACTTCTTACCCTTCATTCGAACCTCCACCGAGTCTTTAGTTACGTAGAGGCTTTTCCTCGGCTTGAGTAGTGCGTAAGCAAACGCAGCATCTAGCTTTGCTTGATCGATCTTTCGCTGTTTCTTTCGACCACGGCGCTTGCTAGTATCAGCACGTACGCCCTCGAGTTTCCGAAGAGTCCTACGTGCTTTGTGGGCTCGAGCCTTGCGGGCAAACCCACTGGTAGTATAGTCCATTAACAGATTTCGACCAGTCTGCTTCTTAGGCTGAATAGTCTTGAGCTTTTCCCCAGCGTGCGGCGCAGTTTTTGTACTGAGCCCTGGGTATGGGTCTTTACCGCTAGTCCTAGCATTAGTGCTTAACTTAGTCGCAGCACTATTACTATTCCTAACGCCCCACTTCATTCCCTTCTTGCCGAAGTGTTCGATGAAGTCTTGTGCTGGGTCTGTGTCGGTCATTCGAACGCCTCCTTGTTGGCCTTATATGCAATCCAAGCGTCCATAAGAGCCGAAACGTTATCGATCTTCTCTTCGGCGCGTTTCTTATGCAACTTGCGGTTTCCGTTAGTGTCCTCAAGGGTAATAGCGTTACCCATGGCGAAACTCATAAGAGATTGATCAAATATGAGTGCTCGCTGACCGGCAAGAATCTTCAACTCCCCTAGAGGAACGGATTCCGTCTTTGCTCCCTGGATTACTTTTTCGATTCCAAAGGGGCCATTCTCAGTTGACCAACGCTCAACGAATTCCTTAGCGTTGTAGGGGTCAAACCCAAGACTTCTAACGTCGTATTCTTTCTCTTCAATGTGTGCTTCGAGATCATCATAGACTTCCATCATGTCGAGGATGTTACCCTCCATGACATGTAGAGAGCCTTCATTGATGAACTCGTCGTACTTAATTCGCATGGCAGCAGGCAGCTTCATCAGAGTCAATGTCGTGATGTAGCTTCTAGTCTTAACACCATATGTGCCATTGTTGAGCGGGAATAGGAACGTGAACGCACAGAAGTCATCGCCCTGTGACAAGTCAGCGCCAAGAGAGCATGGTATAGACCAGAAAGCTCTTTCTCGATGCGGCTCAGTTTCTTCGTATGTGAAGAAGTAGGTGTACCCCTCCATTGGAATGCCGAATCGCTTAGCCAGAATATCATTGCGGGCCGCGGGAGCTTTCTCAGCTCGCTCCACATCGAGATGATATACATCGTAAGTGACCGTGATTCCAATGTTTGGGTTGGCTTTAACCCACATTTCTGGGTTACCAACCTCCTCCACATCATCAAGCTTGTAGTGCCAGATGGAAATATGCGGTGCTTGATACTCACCCTTCAGGATGCTGTGAAGCTCCATCTTGATGGTATCGCCAGAACCGTTGCGAACAGTTCCCTCCGAACTGATGGCTACAATGAGCCAATCGTCCATCTTTGATGCGCCCTGCTCTAGAGCACCAATCACATCTTCTCGAATGTCCCCAGACAACCACTCATCAATGGTAGAGACCTTAGGCCTCAAACCCTGAAGCTTGTTGATTGACATTGGTCGGACTTCAAGAAGAGACCCAGTGAGAAAGTTCTCAACACCCTTCTTTGTGGATGCGAGTTTAACTCTTTCCGCGGCGGAACCAGACGTGTTTCGAATCGACCCTTCAGTAAGAAACTTGAAGAGTGGTCCTCTAGCCCTAGTGATTGCCGTTCTAAACGGCGACATCACCTCATCGGCCTGCTTCATAGTTGGCGCGGTAGTAACCTGGTGAGTCGTTGCAGTATCGACGTTCAAGAAATATGCCTGAATACAAGCAGCATACATCGATTTAGCTGAACCTCTAGCCACAATCAAGTATTGCTTTGTGATGAGCCTCTTTTTGATGCGCTTCTTAACATACTTCCCAGCTTCGCCAGATTTTCCAGGCTGATAGACACTTCTTTCGACAAAGTAGTACCAGCCAAAGATCTGCTCGGCCCATAGCTTGAAGCTGTCAAGAAGGTGGAGATCTCCACCATCAGTAAGTGTTAATTCGTGCTCACAATACTGGATGAACCCATCAATCGCTTTGTCATCGTACCAAATATTCGGGTTGGCAATGAGCTCATCGATCCGATTCATCTCAAGAGAGATTTCGCGGTTAACCAGGGTCTCGCCGCGAAGAACATCTTCTCGGAACCGGCCATAGTGCTCTGGGACTGCGGTATTAGATAAAGTCAATTAGACCGCCTCCTTATGTACTATGGTTTCCAAATTTTACCCAGGGATTTAGGATTACCAGCCAGGGTTGGTTTGGTCGTAGGAACCTTCGGAACTGTACCCGTAGATTTTGGAGTCTCTACGGGACTACTTTTTTTTCCGCCATCAGGGATGGAGATCCCAAGCTGCTTCTGCAGTTCACTCTTGACAACCTGTGTACCAACCTCAGTCACGGCTTTAGTGACAATCTTGACCCCAACAGACCCAGCCTCTTTAGCAAACTTCTGACCTCGTGTCAGCTGCTTAGGTGGAGTGCTAGCGGCAGTCAGATCTTTATACTGCTTTTCAAGCTGCATTCTTGAGACTTCAGCCTTAAGCTCAGACTCAGTCATGGCTCGAACACCTTTGACTCGGTACTGCGTTGCATCGATCTTATCAATCTGCTTGATAAGAACGTCGCGCTCTGTACCGTCAGGGCCTTTAGACCGGATAACCGATCCAGCCTTGGGTGGTTTCCCATCCTTAACTGTAAGGTTGCCCTCGATCTTTTTGGTCGGCCCCATCAGGTTTTCAGAAAATGAAACTTCTTTGGCCTGAACCTTGGCTCCGCCGGTCTTCTTTTCGGCTTTAGCCTTATCTTCACGCTCTTTGTCTTTGCGCTCTTTCCACTTTGACGCAGAACGATTTGGGTCGGGCCGTTTACGGACACCCCACTTCATTCCTTTGACGCCAACGTGTGCAATAAACTCTTGCGCGGTCATACTCATGGTGCTGGCTCCGTTTCTTGAAAGATAGTCAGACGCCACTCATACTCTTTGAGTTGATCGTTGAACGCAGCTATCGCAAACGAGGTTGAGGGTGGGTCGAACAGCATTCGAACTTTGAGGAAGATGTAGGTTTTGACCAAACCAAGTTGGTTGTCCGGGAGAGACAAATCATCCCAGACAGCATCCGGGCCGTCAATAACTAATCCTCCAGCAGGACCGATACCGAGCTGGTCCAGCGTGCTGAGTGCCGTGTTAATAAACGTGTTTACGTCAAGATCAAAGGCATCGTACCCTTCGGAAAGACCCAGAACACTTTTAGTACTGTTGAGAATACTTGCTTCCATGGACAACCCCCTTTCGAGTCACCAAAGTTTTGTGTCTCCAGGGCGCCGTTCAAGGACTGGAGCTGGGATCAGGCTTTTATCACCGTAATGAATGGCATTATGTGTATTATGTGTGGTCGTAATCAGGAATTCGGGGTCAGTTATCCACTCTTCTCCATGAATAATATCGTCTTGCGATATAGGATTCATGTGATGAATAAGGAGATCTGCGTGAATATCGTACCCTTCGACAGCAAGATCACAACCGCCATCTCTAACGATAACATGTCGTCTAACGGTTTTCCAGGCATGTGACTGGTAGAATTGCTGGTTCAAATATCGATCAAACCCGAAGGTAGTATGGCCAACCGCACCACCAAGTTGCAAATACTCGAATCGCTCTTCGAATGTGCCCCACCGTATCAATTCGGAGTAGGTTCGGATTTGCATCACGTCATTCCGTTTGCTTCTAGGAAGTTAAGGAAATGCTGCTGTGGGCCTTGGAAATATGACTCGTCGTGATCGTACCTAGTGTATATGGTATCGGCCGTCACGCCCTTAGCAGCAAGAGCATCTACAGCAAACTGAGTATGCTGTAATGGGACAACCCCATCGTTTATAGCACTGACAATGCCTACTGGAGGGAGTTTACTAGGTGTTTGCGCGGCAATCATGTCGGTGATTCTGGTGTTAGCCATCATAGGAGTTGTGAGAGTAGTGTTATATGCCAACCCCATATATGTGCATGCTGTGGCGCGAAGAACCCCTACGCCCTGGTTAGCTACACCAAAATTAGGATGAGTCGGGTCATTGTCATAAGCCCATTTCATGTCTGTTGGTGGGGAAAAGACATATGCGCACTTGAACTCTGGATCTGCAGTGGCTGTCCTATATCCGTAACTGGTATTATTAACTGTCAGATCATAGGACCCAAGCGTAAGATCTCTACTAACAGCCGCACCTAGAGCAATAGCTGCTCCAGCAGAATGCCCGACAATACACATTTTATCAGTATTTATCGGATAATCGCCGTTTCCTTGTTGCCCGTGCTCAATCATATGCAGCGCGAGCAACTTTGGATCAATGTAGAAACTTGGGTATCGACCACTATACTGGTTGGGCCATGAGGCCAAAGCAAGATATACTGGAGGCATGTTAATTACCGGCGTACCAACAATCCATTCTCCAGTAGATACAGCAAACCCGTTGAATAACAACCACTTCATCCAACTCTGAGACATGTCGTTGAAATCGCCTCCAGCGAAGAACCCGCCATGCCAGAAACTGACTAAGGGCCAACCGCCTGGCGGAGGAGTATCGTTTCTATGATAGAGTATTCCACGACGAACAGTTCTCGGTTGATCGTAATAAAAGGGAACCACCGTGTAGTCTGATGCAGAGTAGATAAACTCTCGAGCACTATCATGCCAGTTGTTTTTGTCAGTAGTGCTCAAGGCCCCACTAATAATGGTGCCTGCCTCATCAACCGGGGTTTCAACTCCCCCAACCATTTCGTACCATTTGTTTACTGGGGTTTCACGATGTTGTCCAGCAGTCCCATCAAGATTGTAGGTGTTGAAAATCTCAACGTCACCATACCAATGAAGAGCAATAAAGAACCCCGTCCCACATTTGGCGGTGCTAGGATGTCGTCCTAACATGAAGGTATCTGCGCTAACTGACGTTGGGTTTACTTGTATTGTCTGAGACGCTACTGTAGACGTCCAATCGTAGATTTTAATTGTTACTTTTGGCGCAGTTGGCTGAACCTGAATCTCAACCCGCCACGTGGTTGTGGCGCTCATCTTGAAATTGTTTGCTGGGTTATACAAGATGGGGGTAGCTGTCTCCCCCATTACCATCGGGCGATTTGCCTGCCAGAAACCACCTAGGTTCGTGTAGTCATCTTGCATAAGACTAAATCGGTCGGTTCCTGCCGGGCCGCCTGACATGAAGGTAATCAAATGCCTAAACGCCCCGATATAAGAATCATTAGATGGACAAGACCAATAAAATCGGCACGAATATGTATCTATTGGGGTGGCGTTGAATTGCCAGTAATTCCTGGCTGAAATTGCCCTACTAACATAGTCCGTATAAGTCATTCCTCTGGCGCGGTCGTTTCTTCGGTGCGCAATGACGGAGTTTCTATCAAAATACGCCTTTGTTGCGCCAACAAGTCCGTTAACTGCAGGATTTGTTTGATACCCAGTTGTTGGTGGGGGCATCCCAATTGCACCTTTACCTGGGACAACCCAGACTGGTGGATCGAGCGCCATACCTTCTGGGTGAAGCCCAACCAACTTTGTCATGCGTACCTCCGGCAGATCTTAGTTCCATTTGGAAGACCTGCTGATGATTCCGCGGCATCCAGAAAAACAACGCCTTGTCCAGGAGGACCGGTTGGGCCAACATCACCTGGAGGACCGGGATCTCCAGGATCGCCATCGGAACCAGGAAGACCAATGCCACCAGGGGCTCCAGGATCCCCCGGCTCGCCGGGAGGGCCTTGAACTGGACCGAGATTGATCTGAGTCCCTTCTCTGGTAATTAGGACTAGCTCGCCATCAACATTGATAGTTCCACTGATGACGGTAGTGTCTTCAATCTCTTTCATTCGGGCTGCGGTGAATGCGGTTACTGAAGCCATGGCTCCTCCTTTACGTCTACCTGGAATATAGTTGCTTATGCACTACTGACCCATCGTGGTAATCTTCGTCAACTACTTCTGACGTAGTTCCATCGTGTAGGTACAAGGTCTTGGTCTGTGACCCATCCGACGGATAAGCCAGAGCATTCAACCAGTCAAGAATGTCTTCGCGGGCATAAAGTGTGTTCGCATTGTCGTGCATGTTCGGCGTGGTGATTGCTGTGTAGCTAACACCCTTACTGGACAAAGCTGCCGAGAGAGCCGCTTCATGCTCTTCATGAATCAACATGTCGGCTGTTCCACGCTCATATGCCACCGGACACAGATTACCTAAGGTGTTTAGGCTAATGTGATCTGCGATGCTCTGCGTAGGATAGTCTGGGGCGTCTGTACCATTGCTGATAAGGCCCTGGAAGTACCGATACGTTAGCTTTCTAATAAGAGAGCCACAGTTTGGATGAGTTGGATCCCAAGCTTTCGCTAAATCCATGTCGATTGGTGCGGCGTAAACGTAAGCCCCAAGAAACACTGGGTCAGCCCCAGTATAACCATCGGCCCACGCGGCCCCATTACCATTCAGCTTCATGTTGTTGCCATCGGTATCGGTTGCCAACTCACGAGTCATCGCCGCTGCTAGAGCAATGTACCCACCAGCTGAGTAGCCGGTAGCAAACATTCTTGCGGGATCCAAATCGTAGGTAGCCGCATTGTCGCGGAGAAATGCCGCAGCACGTTTGTAGTCGATGATAAAGCTTGGGTATCGACCACCGAGATTACTAGTACCATATGCGTCATACCCGCCAGAAACATCAGCAGTAGTCTTGACATACTGAATTGTAGCTACGGCATACCCCGCAAGTAACAGATCATCTCGCCAGTTGGTTGGGAGAGTATTCTTATCGTTCTCGCTGAAGAAGCCCGAGTGAGCCCAACAAGCAATTGGCCAACCAGTTGCCGGAGGAGTTCCATCCGGAACATATAGATCAAGTTTACGGTTAAACGTACCCGCCGTAGTGTAGTCTACATTGGAGTATGTAGTGAAGGTAGGTGTACCGGCTGGGATTGTTTCAAAAGAAGAATCCGGTCGGTAGCGAGCATTTACGCCTTCACTCCAACTTGGTGCTCCCGCGGCAGTAGTACTCGCAGGAGTTGTTCCATCCTGAGGACTGCTTCGGAACTGACCGCCAAGATCATAGTTATCATGAATCTCGATGTCTCCGAATGCCGCCTGAGTTGCAAAGAACCCGGAAGTTATGTAGCCAAGTCGAAGTTCATCCCAGTTACCATCAGTAATAGTTTCCTGGAACCCGCCAAGAGGAACCGTGCCATCTTCCAAGTAGACTCGCCACACAAGGTTGAGTGTACGTGCTGGATCAAACTGAACTTCAAGACGATGGAAGTTACTTCCACCAGACATAGTTACGCCACTACCTGAAGAAGTACGAGCAATTCGATCCGCGGAAATAAGCCTTGTGAACCCCAGATTAGCAACCGTAGCTTCTCTAAACGTTAGGAAACTAAGGGAAGAAGTTGGGGCTGGCATTCGAACATAGATCCGCATCGACCACGGCCCAGTGATTGTCGGGGCCGATGACCAAGGAGTTGGTGTTGGACGAATGCTCCAGTAGAAAACATCGCCGCCAACGACTGAGTCATATGCTCTAAGAACTCGAAGGCTTCGATTAGACATAGACATGTTTTCAATATCTAGTCTAGGCGCTGCTGTAATGATACCGTTGACACTATCTCCAGTAGCAGATCCAATATCACCAAAACCAGTAAGTCCTGGGGTAGCGATGATGTTTGTTTGCTTAGTTCTACCTTGCCATCTGAATAGGCAAGTCATCACGCCACCGCAATGTACTGAACGTACGACCCAGCCTTAGCCACGATAGCCGAGCTAGCGACCTCTGACGCAAATCGAGCTATTACGTTTCCATCGGCAGTAGGCTGAATGTAACCCTCAATTTTTGCGGTGTTACCCGCGGTGTTTGCCGGAGTAGCGTTAGCCGCGGCTGGAATATCATAAGCAATTGCTTCGTTGAGTGTTCTTGTCGTAGCAGTAAGGCTGTACTCTGAACGAATAGCCAACGCATTCTGTGTCGGACCACTGACGGCAAAGCGCGCACCAGTAGTAGATGCCGCTGAAGTCCACCAGATAAAGAAAGTAAACCAGTACTTGCTGCCGTTAACCACCGGAAACGAAAGCGCAGTAATGTCAGCAATCGTGTTGGCGACAGCGTTGTTATTTGTAACATCGGAACCGAGCACGACCGTCGAGTAACCAGTCGACTT